AAAAGAAAGATTTGTAAAAGGTAAAGATGGTGCAGTTTATTATAATTTTACTATTGCAGTAAATGATAAAGCTGATAACTACGGAAATAACGTTTCTATTACTGATAGCCAAACACAAGAAGAACGTGAAGCTAAAAAAGGTAAGAACTATTTAGGAAACGGAAAAGTAGTTTGGACTGATGGTAACGTTACAAAAGCAGAAAAATCAGTAAATGATATTCCTGTTAAAGCTGAAGTAGTAGAAGTGGATTTACCATTTTAATTAATTTACCTCACGATATACAGGTTAATCGTTTTTTTATATATTTACAAAAATTTAAACAAATAGACAAATGAATATTTTAGAAGAAGCAAACAAAATTGTAAACTTACGAACTGAAGAAAAAGAGCGTATGTATGGACCATTTTCTGAAGGTATGGATAGAGCAGCATTAATACTATCAGGAATGTTAGGTTATGAAGTTTCAGGTGAAATTATGTATAAAGCTATGATAGCACTTAAACTTTCAAGAGAATCATATCATCATAAAGAAGATAATTTGTTAGACGCAGTAGCTTATATAGCCGCTTTAAATAATTATGAAAATGAAAAATAATAAAATAGCAATAGCTGGAATAATTTCAAATCCTGTTACAAGTTTAAATAGTCATAATGGTGGTTGGACTTTAGTTTTAAAAAATATTTTTAATGCTGATATAATAACAGAAAAAGATGATTGGAATTTATATGATTCAATAATTTTATCGGAAGGTGTAAATTATAAAGAAGGTAAATTTAATTTTTTTGGTGGAGTTCAGGATTCTTTTTTTATAAGATTAGAAAAAATAAATAATTTTACTGGAGATGTTTTTTGTGTGAATGAATATTTAGATTATAATGTTGTTTGTAAAAAAAGAAAAGAACTTAATGGTTGTACTTTTAATGTAATACCTCAACAACTTGATACTAAACATTTAATTAAACAAAAATTAATTCTTGGTGATAGTCATTGTATTTCAATATATAAACCTGGTTATTCTATAGATAGAAATGATGGTAAAACTTTAAATGGTTTTTTAAATAAAGGGTTAAAAACTTATATTAATAATAATGTAGAAGAATTAATTTTTTATGCAGGAAATATAGATGTAAGATTTCATATTCATAGATTTGAAGGTAGAAAAACTGTTGTAGATTTAATAAAAAGACTTTTTGAACAATTACAAGAACTTAAACTAAAAAAAATAACATTAGTTTCTTTATTACCTATAGAAGATGAATCAAGAAAATTACCCGGAACAGGTTTATATAAAGGACAAAAGTTTTTCGGTACAAAAGAAGAAAGAACTTATTATGTAAAAGAATTTAATTCTTTATTAAAAAGAGGTTGTAAACATTATGGATATGATTTAATAGAATGGGATTTTGATTACGATAATGGTTTATCTTTTGAAGATATGGAATCAAAACAATCAGTTCATTTAAGACCTAAAAGTTATAAATTTATAAATGATTTATTATGAATAATTTAGATAATTTTTTGCAATATTATAAAAAAGCAAAAAAAATGCAAGAACTTAAGTTTGAAAATATACAATGGAATGAATCTGATATAGATGATGACTTAGTTTGGAATATACCAATATATGATGTAGTTAATAGAAAGTATGCTGCTTTTAGTTCTTTATTAGAAGCTATTAAAAAACAAGAAAATGACCCTAAAGGAAATGGAAAGTATTTTATTAAAAGTAAAGAAATAAAAAATATTGATTTTATAACTTTATGTTACTTATTTAGATTATGTGGTTCTGGAATTAATTATGTTCCAAAAAAAGATTTGCCATTTAATACTCACGGTTTTGGTAATTTTTGGATTGTAGATTTATTAAAAGATGGAATTACTGATAGTTATATTTGGATTGATAATTTACCTGATAATAAATTTTGTGATGTTAAAGGTTATTTATTACCTATGATAAAAGGTGGTTTAAATAATTTTATAAAAACAGAATCAATAGATTTAGTAAATAATATTTACAATTATATTATAAAAGAAAAAGTAGGTATTAAAGATGTTGTAGATTATGGAAATAGTTATCTATTAAAAAAAGGTTATAAAAGACAAAATTTTGTATTAACTGCTTTTGCTATGGATTTAGCAGAATACTTTCCTGATATAGTAGATAGAGATAGTGATGTTTACGTAGGTTCTAATGCAAAAAAATGTTTAAAACTAATATTACCTAATCTTAAAGAAAATAAAGCTTTAAGATATTTATGTGAGATTACAGGTGGATTTTCAAAACCTTATGATATGGAAGATGTTGCTTGTGATTTTATTAGATATTTAGATAATTTTCAATCTGAAGACCATATTAAATTAAATAACGGTATTAAATATTATAACAATGTTTATAAATAAGCAAAAAGGAATAGAAAATAATGACTTAAATTTAAAAAATTTAGATTATTACTTAGATTTAACAAAAGATTTTAAATCATCTTTTAAAGATTTTACAGTTAAAAATATTAATGGTTTTAATGTTATTGATGAATCTTTGTCTTGTGAAGTTGGTTATAAAGCAAGGTCAGGTGAATTTTTAATTCAAGAATTAGTAAAAAAAGGAATAAAAGAATTAGTTTATGTTCAACCAAGAAGAGGTTATGCAGGTATAAGTTTGTCTTGGTTATGTAGTAAATATAATTTAAATTTAACTTTAGTTATGCCTTCTTCTAAAGAAATTAGTGACCATCAAGCTTTATGTATAGAATTAGGAGCAAAACCTTTATTTGTTAGAATAGCAGCAATGCCTAATGCTAATAGATTAGCTAAATTGTATGCTGAAAAAACAGGTGCTTTTTTTATTCCTTTAGGTTTAAATCACGAATTAGTTATAGCAGGTGGTGTTAGATGTTTTTATGATTTTTTTAAAGATAAAGAAAAGCCTGAAAATATGTGGTCAGTTATATCTACAGGTGTTTTAACAAGAACTATGCAAATTGCTTTGCCTGAAACTGAATTTAAAGCAATAGCTGTTTCAAGAAACATACAACAAGGAGAATTAGGTAAAGCTGAATTTTATTCATATCATAAACCTTTTAATAGTATATCTGATTTAATACCCGTTGAATTTGATTGTGAAAATTCTTATGATTCAAAAGGTTGGGAATATATTAATAAATATGGCAAAGAAGGTGATTGGTTTTTTTCGGTAGCAGGTAATGCAAAAAAGCCAAATATTGAAAAAAAATTAGTAAATTCGTATAGAGATTGGAATGATTTAAAAGATTTTGAAATATATGGAATTTAATAACGCAACAGAAGTATTTGAATATTATTATGATTTAATATCAAAAAAAGGAGTAAATTTTAATAATACAAAAGCATTATTTAATGTAGGTTTTGAAATATTAAATCCTTTAGATAATAACATTTTAACAGATTATAGGAATTTTTCATTAAATTATGCAAAAAGAGAATGGGAGTGGTATTTATCAGGAAATCCAAATGCTGAAGAAATAAGTAAATTTGCACCTATTTGGAAAAATATGATGGATGAAAACGGTAATGTTCGTTCAAACTATGGTTGGCAATGGAATAGAAATAATCAACTTAAAAAAGTTATTAATAAATTAAAAGAAAACAATAATACGAGACAAGCTGTTATTTCTATTTATGATGGAAAAGAAATTGATACATACAAAAATGATACGCCTTGCACTTATGCAATACATTTTACGATATTAAACAACAAACTAAATATGTCTGTTTTAATGCGTTCTAATGATTTATGGTATGGATTTTGTAATGACCAATATTGTTTTAGTAAGCTTCAACAGATGGTTTCTGATGAATTAAATATTGAAATAGGCAGTTACTATCATTTTGCTCAAAATCTTCATTTATATAATGATTTTTTAAATAAAAAATAATGTATTATATTTACAAAACTAAAAATAAAATTGGTTGTACTAACAACATTGAAAATAGAGTTATAAAACAACAAGGTTATAATGACTATAAAATATTATTTAAAACAAAAAGTATTTTATTAGCATCAATTTTTGAATTAGATTTGCAAAAAAAATATGAATTTAAACAAGATAAAAATAAATATTACGAATTAATTAACTTAAAAAATAAAAAAATGTATTACGTAACAAATCAAACAATTACTTTTAACAATTCAAATAAAGAAAATTTGAAAAGTAAAATACCAAGTGTATTAGAAATAAATTCAGAATTATATTTTTTAGATAAAAATATTATAGAATGGATTTTAAATAATAATTTTAAATCACAATATAACGATGAAAGATTTATTTATTTAGAATCATTTTTAAATTATTATAATACTAATTATAAAAGACCAATATTTAAAAAAATACGAGATTGGGCTAAAGAACGTGGACTTTATGAAAAAGGTGACCCAAAAACACAGTGTTTAAAATTACAAGAAGAAGTTGGTGAATTATCTAAAGGTATTTTAAAAAATAATGATTCAGAAATAATAGATGCTATTGGTGACTGTGTTGTTGTTTTAACTAATTTAGCACATTTATGTGGTTTTACTATTGAAGATTGTATTGAATCAGCTTATAGCGAAATACAGAATAGAAAAGGTAAAATGGAAAACGGTACTTTTGTTAAAAACAGTTCTATATCTAATGAAATAGAAATAATTATTGAGTAATGATTGACGAGGAAACACACAAAATAACAATGGAGTTCTTTTTTGACGAGTGCATTATAGACCCTGAAGAAGAAATAGAATATCCTGAACCTGCAATAAGTTGCGGAACAAAATCATACGAAACAAAAGATGGCATTGTTGAATTTCCTATTCCTATTGGAACTTATGGTAATTTTAGTTTTATACAAGCACCACCTAAATCAAAAAAAACGTTCTTTATTTCTCTTTTAAGTGCTACTTACCTTGCTGGTAGTATAAATGGTTATACTGCTAATTTAAACGGATTTAGAAACGATAAAAGATTAATTCATTTTGATACTGAACAAGGAAACTTTCACGCTTCAAAAGTATTTAAAAGACCATTAGAAATGTTTAATTTGCAAGATAAAGAAAATTACCATACATTTGCTTTACGTTCTTTAAATTACAAAGATAGGATTGATTTTATAGAATGGTTTTTATACGAGAAATTAGAACGTGAAAAAATAGGTGTAGTAATTATTGATGGTATTGCAGATTTATGTTCTGATGTAAATAACATAGAAGAATCAAATGCAGTTGTTCAAAAGTTAATGTCTTGGAGTAAAGAATTAAATTGTCACATTATAACAGTTATTCACTCTAATTTTGGTTCAGATAAACCAACAGGGCATTTAGGTAGTTTCTTGGAAAAGAAATGTGAAACACAAATTCAATTAGAATTAAACACAATAAACAAAGATTTAGTAACAGTAAGTTGTAAGAGAAGTAGAAATGCACCATTTGAGCAATTTAGTTTTAAAGTTAATAATTATGGATTGCCTGAAGTAGTAGGTGATTTTTATGACCCATTAAAAGATTTTTAATTATGATACAAAACCACATAAAAGATTTACAAGTTTCGGCAGCTCGTATGCTTGTATACCATTCTGATAATTCAGAACTATTATCTTATTTTAAAGATGTAACTTTTAAGTTAC